AGAGGGTCGTTTCGTCAAAGCTGCGCGTCTCAGGATCGTAATTGGACGGCACCCAACATTGCAGCCCCTTGAGCCGATAAGAGCGGCGCGGGATGCGCCCGCCAAAGGCAGAGGCCGGAATTGCCAAGGCGACATAAGCCGTGTTCGGATAGGCCAGCTTGGCATCAGTCAATTCCGTGTAGGACACGAAATAGAGGTCATTGACGAGGTTGCTTTCCTCGCTGTCCGGTGTCAGGCGGCGAACCCGAAACGACACGGGCCGCACGTCACGCGGCAGGCCGATGCGGTAGGCGCGCTGATAGCCGGAGGTCGTTTTGCCCCCGATGCGAAATTCGTTCACCGTCTCCCACGGGCCGTTGTCCGCTTGCATATCAATGGCGAACTTCACTTCCGTGCCGACCAGATCGCCCGTTTCCTTGAAAAGGCGGGTCAGCGCATTCACGCCCACCTTGATCCGCACCGCGTCAACCTCATCGCTCGAAATCGTGCGCGCCACGGGCAAGGCTCGCTCCACCTTCACGCCAACGCCCACTTCGCTCTCAACAGAGGTGAACCCCTCGACATACTCCTGCGAAGGCGTCCCGTGCCGGAGCCAGAATTTCACGCCTTTGAAGTTGAAAGAGCCGTTGGGGTTTTGCAGCGGCGTGTCGTCGAAATAGATGCACTTCGCCGGATAATCGGGGTCTGCCCACCCCTCAATCGGCCCCTCTGACACCACGTCAAGGATGCGCGCGGTAGACTCAATGAGCAGGTTATCGTCCTGCTCGAAGGGGGCGCTGCCCGCGCCACCCGCCTTGCCCCCCTTTGCCCCGCGAATAGCCGCCGTCATTCCACCATGTCCTCTACGTGGATCGCCGCCGAAACGACGACAGAGCCAACCTCGCATTCCCCCACGATCACCGGCACCGCGACACCGGGCGATGTGACGTTGACCGCGCTGCCGAACATTTGCGACTTCGGGCCATCCTGATCTTCGTAATCTTCTGCCGCAGGCGTGGGGGCCAGCATCGTTGCAATGCCGCCCAGAACCATCGCCGCGCCCATCTGGCCCACCATGCCGGAAACAGCCTGCCCCGCGATGGCCCAACTGCCGGGGATAATGAACGCCGCCGCAATCATAAGCCCGCCCAAAAGGATCTTGCCCAGCCCGTCATCTTTCGCGCCCGCCGCGCGGGGAACGATATGGATTTCGCCCTCATCGTCGGCCAGCGTGACGTGCAGCTCCTGCGGGGTCAGGTCGCGCCCGTCCAATTCCGCGCCGCGAAACACCTGATAATAGCGCTCTTCCACATGGGCCGCGAACCCCTTGAGAAGCGTTGCCAGCGCGCGGATCGCCTCGGCAGGCGTCTCCACGGCCAAGCGGTGCTGCGGGCCAAAGGCTTCTCCCAAGGCCCCGTGAAGGTATACGGTGCGGATCATGAAAGGATTCGCCTATGCCCGATACAGACCAAAGAATTGAAGAACTCGAACACCAAGTGCAGGCGCTGGAGCGGAAGCTTCGGATTGTGGAAAGCGTCCACGCCGTTTTTCTTGTTCAGGCGATAAAGCACCAGTTTCCGAAACCTGAGGACCGCGAGGCTTACCGGCAGGCCGTTCGAAATCAGAACGCGGACGTTCCGTTCCTGTATACTGCGGAGACACGAGAGGTTCTTGATCGCATTCTCGATCAAATTTGACGCCCAAGAGATCATGCAGCAGATGGCCTGTTTCGGCACCAATGTCTTCAGGTTTCTGAAAATGTGTCATGTGTCAGCCCTTCGGCCTTAGCCAGTGTGTGATGTGCGACAGCTTGCGCTCAATCGGTTCGCGGTGCGACAGCGCGCCGTGCATATGCTCCAGCAGCAGCCCGTCACCGAGATAGATGCCCGCGTGGTTCGGCACCTTGGACCGGATGCACATGAGATAGGCATCGCCCGCCTGCGCCACCGTCTTGAAACTGTCGGGGTCGGTCGTGACCACCTCGAAGCCTTGCGCTTCCAGATTGTCGAGATAGAGGCCCTGCCCCTCTTGCGGCTCACGCCACCAATTCCACTTGCGCGGGAAGTCCGCCAAGGCGAGGCCATGCGCTTCGCGGTAGTAATCCTGCACCAGCGAATAGCAATCGCTCACCCCATGCAGAAACACGCGCGGGACGTGCAGCCCATCGTGAAACACCTTTGGCCGAGCACCGCCCCAATGACAGGCCAGCGCCGCGCTCTCTTCCCCCGGCACGAGGATCGCCCACGGCACACCGGAGGCCATCTGCCCTGCCATATCCGCCTCGGAGGGATACCACGGCCCGCCCGGATGCGAGTGGATCACGCCTTGCAGATCGCCCGCCTTATACGCCTTGCCCATTGTGGAGGCGGCAATCTCGAAGGTCTCCGCAGGGGTGGCGCTTACGTTCTTGCACGGGACATAGCGCCCCGCCCGCACAATCCCGCAAGCCTCATTCGGGGCCTCGGATGCCGCATGAGCGCCCGCATCCGCAAGCACTTCCGCCGTGAATACCGCATCGGACTTGCGAAACCACTGAGAATCAAACATGCCGCTCATCTCTGAATTTTCCCCGCGCCTGGAAATCCGCCATAGGGCAATTCCGCCGTGCGCCCGAAGCGGGCCTTGCAATCGCTCAACTGCCGCCCGCACTTGTCGAGTGCAGGCACCGACACCCGCTCCCCACTCGCGTCGAAATACACATTGCCGACATAGGGGCAGGTCACGCCCGTGTAATCGAATGAGCCATCGGGCAAAGCGCGGCGATAGCTCCACTGGCACGTATTCACCACCTGCCTGCGCGGCAGCATCACGTCCTCCAGATCAAGTGCCGATTGCAGGAGAAATTCGATCATGTCGGGGGTCTGGTTGACCTTCCGCGCAACCGTGTAGACCTCCACGCCCAAATGCGCCTGCGGGTCAGGCTGTGCGCCATCGTCCAGATACTTGCGCAGCGTCTTGACCCGCAGCACCTTGGCGCCCAACAGGTCATCGAGAGACGCCACCATTGCCAGCAGGTAGGTCGCCACCGACAACTGGTCGCCATCCTCGCGCGCAATCAAAAAGCGCACCGTTGGCTGCGGCAGGCTTCCGCCCGCAGACCATTCCCACCCTTCGCTTTCAAACGGCACCACGGCATAGGTCCCGCCGCCGAACTGCGGGGCAACCTGAGCGCCGCCATAGCTTTGAACAGGCGTGGGCGAAAAGCGATACACACCACCCCCGATGCCCGTGGCATCCACGGTGAACAACTCCACCACCTCGCCGACCTCGAAGCCCTCCAGCTCGCGGCGCAGATCGTCGTCAAAGGTCTCCATCAGACGATATCGAACTCTTGGCGCAACTCAGCCGTGAGGCGCGCGCTATCGTGGCCCGTGTTCATAACCTGCCACGATGCGGCGGAGTAAAGAACAGGCTCATCCTCGCAAGGCGCGCGAAGATAGAACGCCCCAACCCCCGCCATCCGCGCCAAAAAATCGGACACCTCTTTGATGCCCGCCTTCGGCCCCATCACGGTAATCGTGCGGCCCATCCGTAGCGAATTCGGCCCCGCAGAAGAACGCTGCGAATAGCCGCCCTCGAACTCAGCGCGGCGCGTTGCGGTCATGTATCGCGGACCATCCGGCATTATCAGATCGCAGCCCGCAGGCATGGTCAACTCCTCCGGCATCAGCGCGCGCCCCCATATTTTGCGTCAATAAGCCCGCCCTTGCGCACCGCCTTGTGCAGCTTGTGATCCACGATCTGCTCCGCCGCGCGCCGCACCGCTTGGGCCACCTCCTCCCCGATGGCTGGCGGCTCATTGCTTTGGGCATTGACCGTGACAGAGACGCCCATCGAAACAGACCCGCCGCCCCGCATCATCGCAGCCGTGTCTTTCCGGCTAATGACATGCGCGGGGCCGTGAACAAGCTCGGGGCCTTTCTCGCCCGCCATGCCCACCTTGCCAGACGGGATATAGCCGCCGCTGTCGAAGAAGCCTGCAAAGATCGAACTCAGGATGCCACCGCCAGCGCCACCGCCACCTAAAAGGCCGCTAAACACGTTTTTCAGCATGTTGGAAATGCCGCTGGCAATCAGATCAGCCGCGATGCGCTTAAACACATTCCGCAGCGCATCGCCCATATCCTCGCCGTTCACAATGGCATCGGCCATCGCATCTGAAATGCTGTCAATCGCATTGTTAACCTTCTCGAATTGGACGTTGCGAAATTCCTCTTCGATCTCTTGCACAGCGCGGGCATAGGCTTCGGCATTGCCAGTGGCCTCAAAGAACGGCTTGAGTGCTGCCAACTGTTCAAGCTCGTGGTTGTATTGCTCCACCGCCGTGCGGGTCTGCTCCACATACCGCTCAACCTGCTTGATTGCATCGGCTTCGGCCTTTTGCGTCTCCGTCAGCTTTGACTTGCTGCCACCAGAGCGCTTTGACTTACCAGAAGACGAGGCCGCTTTCTGCGCCTCGATCAAGGCTTGGCGGTTGCGCTCCGTTGCCATCGCATCCGAGACATACTGATCGCGCTTTTGCTCCATCGCGCCGCGCAGAATGGGGTCAAATCCCGACACATCGCCAAATTTCTCTTTCGCCAGCGCGCCCGCCGTGGCGACAGGATCGCCCGCATGTTGAAGGCGGATTTCGCTTTCGCGCAGGCTGGAAATGCCCTGCGCACTCAGGGCAATCATGCCGTTCACCGCGCGCTGGATTTCATCGGCCATCCGCGCAGCCTCATTCGCCCCCGCTGCGATGTTGCTGACCACATCGATCGTAGCCTGCTGCATCGACGCTAGAACAACCTCTTTCAACTGGAGGTGAAGCGCCTCGCCCTCTGCGGTTGCGTCAGAAAGGTTGTCAGACGCCTTTGCAATATATTGCCAGAGGTCGTTTGCTGCTTCGGCCTGCGCCCGCGCCCCATCGGCCTGCCCGATCTCGGCAAACCGCGCCGCCACCTCTCGCGCCTCATCCTCTGTGATCCCAAGCATGTCAGCCAGATCGTCAAAGTTTCGCGTCACTTGGCGAAGATCCGAAAGGTTGCTGTTGATTGTCGCAATGCGGTCAGCGGCGGCCTCAAGCTGAGAAACGGGAACCGCGTCCATAACGTTGCCGCCGCTCTGCGCAAAAAGGCTTTCTAGCTTCGCCCGCTCATCCATCAGAGCCTGCGCGGTCTCTTCATATTTGCGTATTTGGTCAGGACCGAAATCCAAAGACCCGCCCACACCCAATTCGCCCGCGATGCTGCGCGTAGCCGTATTCAGCGCATCTGCCGAACGCATCTGCGCAATCTGCTGCTCAATCTCGAACAACTCGCGCGCCGCCGCCGCCATCGTGCCGTATTCGGTCGCCAGGTCAGCCGACCCGCGCCCCGAATTGTTCCGCGCCTCATTCAGCCGCTGCATCGCCTCGGAGAGCGCCTTTATGCTTTCCTTCGCGCTCTCCGCCCCCTCGTGGGTTTTCATCATCTCAATCGCCATAGGGCCAAGCACGGAAATCGCCGCCCCGATGGCAATGCCCATCTTCCCGAAGGCAAGGCCAATATCCGCCGCCTGCACCGTCATGGCGCGCAGGTAATCGCCCGTCACCGCGCCCTGTTGCGCGACCTGCGAAAGCTGCATCCCCATCTGCCTTAGCCCGCCATTGGCAAAGCTACCAGCCGATCGGTTGGCACGCTCTGCCCCGCGCACGAAAGAAGCGTTGGACTTCTTCCATTCCGTCTCAGCCTTCTTGGCGCTGCGCACAGATTGGCTCTCCATCCGCGCCAGAGCCGCAAGGTATTGCTTTTCGGTCAGCCCGATACGGACAAGAAGATCATCGTCAGACATTACAGCCCCTCAATTCCAAGATCGCGCATACGCTCTTCGCTCATGCCTTCACCGCTTGGGGCTTTCCCGCCGCCGTGCGCTTTGGCATAGCCGGAGGTTGCGGCGATAAATTCCCACACGCCCATCCGGTCCACCTGTTCAGGCGTCCAGCCTATCAAGGCTCCTGCCCCGTAGAACTCGGAGAACTTCCACTTTCGGGGGGCGTCTCCGTCACCCCCTCCGGCTCCCCCACGGGGTCATCCTCCACGCCGAAAAGCGCGGCCCCAAGGATCGCCAGAGCGGTCAGTTTGAACTTAGAGGCTGGGTGCAGATCAATGAGCGGCGTCACCAGCGTTGCTGCATCGCTCGCATTCATTTCCTCCGCCCCGACGAGGCCAAAGCGGATAACCTGCACAAGGTCATCCACTTCCCACTTGCCCGCGCGAATGCGATTGAAAATCTCCTCCGGCCCAGACTTGCGCGCCGTTTGCAGCGCCCGCAATTCACCGATGCGCAGCCGGAAGGCGTTTTCGCCCCCCGGCCATGTCAGGCGAACCGACTGCATCAGGCGATTTCCCCGCGCGTCACGCTGCCGTTTTGTTCAAGGCTGATTTCAGCGGAAACCACCTGACCCTTGGTGCGGGCATTGTTCAGCGTGGACAGGATCATCGGGATGGTCTCCGTCTCCGTATCACCGCTTGCGCCGCTCGCTGTCACCTTGGCATTGGTCACGCGCACGTTCAGAGTCTTGCCCGTGGCGAACCAATCCATCATGTCCTGGTGCGAGGAAAGCGCCCACACGCCAGTGCCGGAAATCGTCACATCCTGCGACCGCACGGAACGCTTGATATGGTGCGGCTTGCTCTCATCTGCGCAATCCGGCACCTCTGCCGTGTCGGTGTTATTGGTGCGGTTGATATTCAGATCAGTGATGCCGCACACCCGCGTGTAACTGCCTGCATCACCAACAGGATCGAATTCAACTTCGAGAACCAGCTCGTGGAACTCCGCTGTTGTTGCTTCCGCCATGTGAATCACTCCTTAGCTGGCGTTGATCTTCTTCACCGCCCGCCGCAGAACGGCGCGGAGGCTGCTTTGAACCCGCTGCCGATTGGCGCGGTATACCGGATAGAAAAATGGGCCTGCCGTGATCCGGCCCGTTGATTTGCCCGACTTGGTGAAACGCTCCGCCGTTCCGAACTCGAACCAGCCCGCGCTGATCCCGCTGCCAGACTTGGCCCGCGCGTAGATCGTAACACTCAGCGCCGTGGTCTCTTTGCCGTTGAACGATGCCTTGCCGATGGTGAATGACCCGCGCGGGGCCTCTCCCCACGTCCAGCCAATCTCAACCTTTGCCGCAACCGCCGGATACTGGACTGCCAGCGCAGCACGCATTTCCGTGCACACCTTTTCCGCGTTGGCCTCGACAGATCGCGTCAGCGCCTCTTTGACTTCCGACCGCATCGCGGCCATCTTCCTCTTGAACTTCGCGCTATCAACCATAGGAGCCACCCGTGAGACTGTTATTTGCCCTCGCGCTTCTCGCCGCCCCCGCCACAGCGGAGGATTTTTCGATATGCGATGCGTGGGCGATGGACCGCGAAATCGTCGGCCTGTCAGAGGAGGCGATAACCTCGATCAGTGAAACGCTCAGGGGCCACAGCAATCCAGACGTGCAGCTTTACGGCCTGCGAACGTCTCGATTGATCCGGCAAATTTCAGACGCGAATGAAGCACAAGAGGCGCTTTTCAAAGACGCCTGCCCTAGCCGCTAACCTCAACTTCGAACTGCAAAACGCCGTGTTTCGTGATCCCGTCGGGGTCATCGAGAACCCGCGCCAGAACCAGATCGCACCGACCGCAGGCATACGGATCATCCAAAGACAGATTCACCGCGTCCAGTGCCGACACCACCGCGTCACAGATGCGCTTGCAGGGCGCGCGGTCCATATGATCGCCCGCCCAAACGTCCACTTGGATGCTCTCCGTGCGCGCGGTCATACAATCGCGCCGCTCAGGATAGAAAGAGGACGGGCCGAGGCTGATATAGGGCTTTGTCGCACCAGAAGGCGGCACGTCATACACCCGATCACCGACAAGCGCGGTCAGGCCAGCATCGGCCTGCAACGCCTGATAAACCGCTTTTTGCAGGGCCGTGGATGCGCTCATGTTGCCACCCCACTCTCCGCCATCACGTCAAGGTATTGCTCTGGCTTCTCTTTGTTTGGCTCAACCGTGCGCACGTTGTAAACCACCCCCGTGCGCCGATCGCGCATCCGATAGCCCGGCGTCACGGCTTTCGCTGCCGCATGGCTACGGATCGTCGCGACAATTACCTGATTGCCCGCCAAACGCGCCGCCTGAACCCCCTCGCCACCGCGCAGGAACTGAAACCCCGCACGGGTGAAAAACTGCTCCTGCCACGTCTTTGAGAAGCCGCCCGTATCGGTGCGAACCTCCACAGGCGCATCAAACGCCACCCGATGCCGCATCGCGCCCGCCCGCGTCATACGAAGGCCCGATAGGGCGCAAGCATATCCTTCAGCCCCGATTGAACCACCAGCGGCGCGCCTGCGTCCGCATCATCGATCCGATGCTCATAGAAACGCGCCACCATCAGCTTCACCGCCTGCTGCACCGGCGCGGGCCAGCCATCGGGAAAGGCCGTGCTCATATCGCGGCGCAGATAGGCCGCAACCCATTCCTCCGCCGCCCTCAGATAGCCCTGCAACAGTGCGTCGTCGTCGCTGAAATCCACAGCAACGACATGCGCCTTGATATCATCGAGCGTCACACCGGAGGTCATGGATCAGCCCTTGGCCTTCGCCTTGGCCTCGGCTTCCGCCTTGGCCTTCTTCTCGTCGTCGGTCAGGCCATCCGCATCGCAGAGAACCGCCAGATCGCGTTTCAGAAACAGATCCAGCGCCTTGGCGGTCTTCGGCGTTTTCTCGGTGACGGTATAGACCACACCAGGAACGAACTTGCCCCAGCCACAGTCCTGCTGGAACAGCATTTTGAATGTCTTGGTCTTCTGAGCCATGTCAGGCAACTCCCTTGAAATGAAAGACGGGGCCCCAAGGCCCCGCCCTATGTCGTCAGATCACCCCCGCCATCAGGCGAAGGTGAAGTTGCCCTTCACGAGAGACGCGGGCCGCTTGACCGCCAGCGCAAGGCGCTTGGTGGCCTTCATCGTTTTCATCCCGTCGACGAAGTTGGTGCCATGCTCCGAAGAGATCAGAACCTCGGTGGTCATACGGTCATAGAGCGTTGCCGCCATCCGCATCGCACCGACCAGCCAGGTGCCCGCCGCCATGGAATTGCTTTCCACGACAGGCAAGCGCCACAGCGTCGGACCAGCGGGCGCATCGGGACCACCGATGATAAACTGACCGGTCGCGGTCTCACGATAAAGCTCGATAGCAGCCCAATCGACGGGGCTGAGAACCATGGCGTCGGCGTTGTAGTCGTTCAAAACCACTTGCAGCATCGCAAGGCGCAGCCGCTCCAGACGGTCGGTATTGGGCAGACCAGCCTGAGCCGAGAAGGCCGTGGCCTCGGTGATCAAGCCGCTCAGGTTTTCATCGGTGCCGTCACCGGCAAGAATCTGGCCCTCTTCCTTGAGGTCGAGACCATCGCGCAGCTCGCCGTCGATCAGGCCCTGCAACTGCCCCGCATCCGCCAGCGCCTCGTCGGAGGCATGGGTATGGTGCGCGATTTTTTTCACGATGGCATTCGCTTTCGTCCAGCCATAGGAGGACTCCTGCGAAGTGCCCCCTTCGGCCACCGGCGCCGCGCCGTGGGTCCGCGTGGTCTGCTTTGCGTAATCGATCACACCCGCCTGAGTGGTCACAACATTCAACAAATTGCGGATGCGCAAGATGCGGCGCGGCATATTCACCGGCGTCTCTTCCCGCTCGGACCAGTTGACACCGCCGCCGGAGCCATCCGCCGTGGTGATCGCCGCAGAAACATCCAGCTTCATCGAGCCGTTCAGACCTGCTGCCACGTAGGAGGCCATCTCATCGGACTCGGCGATCTTGGCCCCCAGGGACTTGACATTGCCGCCGCCAAAACCGGACAGCCCCGCCGCGACCTGTTGTTCCAGATCGACATTGCGGCTTTCCAGCGCTTCGAGCGCGCCTTCCAGCTTCGACTGCTTGGCATTGGCTTCATTGAACTGCGCCATCAGCTTGTCGATGCTGGCCTTGGCCTCTGCCGACAGGGCCGCGCCCTTCTCCGCCTCTTTCAGCGCGCTTTCCGCCTTCGGCAGAACATCCTCGCGCAGCGCCTTCACTTGGGCGCTCACCTCGGACAGTTGCGCAGACACCGCGCTCGCATCCGCGCGCGGCATTTCCATCACGCCCGCAGGCGCCTTTTTGGCATGCGCCTGAAGCGCTGCCAGATCAAAACCATGTTTCATGATTTTACCCTCTGAGTGATTTTACGGTTTGGAGAAGATCATCGACTTCCCCCAGCAAAGCGGCGGCCTCTGGCGCGCCGGTCGGGGCGGCATCGCGCGCGCCCCCCTTGATATCGCGCAGCAACTTGCGCGCCTCGGACCGCGCAATCCCGGATTGCGCCGCCAGAATGTCGAACTTTCGCTCCGCGCGGACAGACCGTGCCTCCGGCCTCGCCTCGGCATCGGATGCGGTCATCACCTCATCCGCCGGCAGAAACCCGTCCGCAAATCCCTGATCCACGGCCTCCGAGCCGGAAAGCCACGTTTCCTTGTCAAGCATCGTGGCAATGCCAGAAGGATCGAGCCCCGTGCGCGCCGCGAAAATGTCCGTTTGCGCCGCGTCAAACGGCGCCAGCCAATCTGCGATCTCGCGCAGGTCATGGCGGTTGCCCATCGCCACAACCCATGCGTTGTGGATCATCAGGAACCCCGCGCGCCCGATCTGCACCTCATCACCGGCCATCGCGATAAACGACGCCGCAGAGGCCGCAAGGCCCACCACCTTCACCGTCACCTCTTGGCGATGCTCGCGCAGCAGGTTGTAGATCGCGAACCCCTCGAACACATCACCGCCAGGCGAGTTGATATAAACCGTCACGGGCCGGTCGCCGATGGACCGCAGCGCCGCACCGATCCGCTTGGCCGTGACACCCTCGCCGAAGTAATCCTGCCCGATCACATCGAAAATCGAAATGGTCGCGCCCTCGTCGGACATGGCGGCCTGAACCTCCGGCTGCCAGCGTTGCAGCGCGCTTTGAATGATCTGCGATTTGACCGGCGGCTTTGCCCCGATCTCCATTTTCGGAAGTGCCCGCTTCATGTGCTTTCCTTTCCGAGCGTGTCGATAGGCGCGAGGGCCGTCTGGGCCATCAGCGCATCCGCCGCCGGATCGGCGTGGCGCGGATAATTCAGCTTTTCGCGCGCCTCGTTGCGCGACAGCGTCCCCGTGGTGATCATCTTTGACAGGAATTCCGCCTTGGCCTTGCTGTCCATTTGCAGCATGGCTTCGCGGTTGAACTCGAAATACCACTTGCCACGATTCGCCGCGGGCACCAGATCGGTGTTCAGCCGCGCCTCAAGCCGCCGCAACAGCGGGTTGATCCCCGTGGTGAGCCACGACAGCATGATGCTCTCGACCCCGGACCCCCACATCGTCTGCCCCTCCGCCGCGTGACCAACGACAATCGGCGGAATACCAAACCAGCGACAGATTTCTTCCACCTGGAATCGGCGCGTCTGCAAAAGCTGCGCATCCTCCGGGTTGATCGACACCGGATTGTAGGTCAGCCCATGTTCCAGGACCATGGTCTTGCCCGCGCGCTTCGAGCCTGCATAGGCTCTCAGGTATTCACCCAACTGCGCCCGCTGTGCCTCATCCAGCGTCTGATCGGTTTGCAAAAACCCCGAAGGGGTCAGCGCATTGCCAAAGAAACTCGATGCGACCTCATCGGCAGACAGCGCAGCCCCGATGCCCTGAGCCCCGTATTTAACAACCGATAGGCCAAGCCCATCGCCGAACCCGAAGCCGCGAATGTGAAACACCTTCTCCGGCGGCAGAACCTCGGTCTTGCCCCGATCCGCAAAGCGATAGTCAAACCGACCGTCCGCGCGCCGAATGGGCGAAACGCTCCCCAGAGGCCGCAGCCCGACGACACGATTGCCGATCATCAGCTTTTCGGAATAGGCATTGCCCTGCAACAGCTGCGCGGCAATCTTCGCCTCCAAATACTCCGGCGCTGTCTGCATCTGGTTCGGGCGCTGGGTCAGCATATCCTGCAACGGATCATCCACCGGCACACGATCCCCGTTCGGGCGCTTCTCCATCAGCTTCACCGGCAGGGTCGACACCAGCTGCGCCGTGCGCGTGGTCGCCGCCCAAACCGCCGACAGTTGCAGGGCCGACTGCGCGGATACCATCGCGCCGGAGGAAGTCATGGTGCCAAAACTCGACACCGTGGCGCCGTCCTGATCAACGGCGATCCAGCCGCTCTCCCCCGTCGCCAACTCCGCTTTGATCCCGCGCAGCGCACCGCGCACCAGTTTCCCGATCATACGATCATCACCGGATTTGCGATAAAGGCGCTCATGTCGCGCCGCGCGGGCTCCGGCCCCAGATCCATCAGCATCGCCGCGTTGAACAGAGCGATCAGCGGGTCAATCTTCGCGACACCGGCTTTTTCCTTCGTGATCATCACGTTGTTCCCTCGCGATTCCGCTTTTGCATTTCCAATCGACCAATCCATGAGCGACTGACCGCCATGCCAGAGCCGCCCATCCATGATCCGGCGCTCAAGCCCCTTGATCGCCCCGTTCAAACGAAAGCCCTGCCCCACGCCCTGAATCATATCCGGCGCGAACCCGCGCGCATGCAGCTCATCCACCAGCGCGCCGACACCCCAAGGATCGAGGCCAACAGCCCCCTTCTCAGGAAACAGACCCGCCTCACGAATGTGGTCACACACATCTGCCACCTGCGCGATATGCTCGGTCGACTCAGGATGGATAACCAGATCGCCATCGGCTTCCAGGTCGCGCAGCTTCTCGGCGATTTCCTTGCGCCGCTCCAACACATCCGGCGAACACCAGGCGCGCGTCCAAACGAGCCAATTGCGCGTCACCGCCTCGCGCCCGATCACCGCAAACCCCAAAAGATCGTCCGCGCCGCCAATGTCGCCACCGGCCACAACGACCTCTGACCGCTCTAAAAGCGCATCCAGCCCCGTGAGCGCGGCGTCACGCTGCGCGGGCCAGTAATCCGCGCCGATCCACCGCTCACCATGCAGGCCCAAACCGATCTCGATATTGAGATGCTGGCTGGCCCAGATTTGCTCCGCCTCCAGCGAGGCCGCGCCGTTGTTCTGGTAATCGTCCACCAAACGCTGCATCGAAATCGAGCGGCCCGCATTCGGCAAAACCAATTCCCAATGCGCCGGATCGCGCCAAAAGGCTTGATCCTGTTGCAATTCCTTCGGGAACTCGTAAAGCACCGGCAACATGATCGGTGCAGAACCCAACGTCCCGTCGCGGATCGCCCGCGCCTTTTTCAACTCCGACCGCCAAATGCCCGCAGGCTCTTTGTCCGACTGCGTGGTGATCATCATCAACTGACCACCCGTGGTGGTGATCCCACCGCCGCGAATCTGCTGCATCACCGCCTGCGCGCCGTTCTTTTTGCCCAGCTCGTGAAGCTCGTCCAGGATCGTGAGAACGGGGATTTCCCCGGTAACGATGGACGTGTCGAATGTCTTGACCGCCAGCCGCGCGCCCGTCTTCTGCCGCGTGATCGTCTTCGTGTGATCTTGCAGCTTGAAGATGGCGCTCAATTCTTTGTCGAGCCGGATCATCCCGCGCGCCTGCGCATAGCACCGTTCCGAAATGTTCTGGCTCGGACCCACCAGAAGCATCTGCGCGTTCGGCGTGTCCTCCATGAACAGAGCCGTCAGCCCCAAAGCCGCCGTGTAGGTCGACTTCGAGTTTTTCTTGGGCACCATGCAGAGCAATTCCCAAACGAGCCGTGCGCCCGTGTCGGGATCTTCTGACGCGAGAAACGCCACAAGAATATCTCGAAACCAATCTCCGCAGGCCTCTGCCAGACGAGGCGTTCCGGCCACATCAGGAAGCCTGAGCCGGTTGAAGAACGACAGCGCCCGCGCCGCGCGATCCTCATTCAGCGGGATTTCAGGGATGGGCGTTTCACCCGCCTGAATCTTCTCCCACCAATCCGGGCAAGCGAAACGCGGCAGCGCCTCAGTGCTTGCGGATTTCATGCGCCTCCGCCCCGATCTCCGCCTCCAGCGAAGCTTCCGCATCAAGCGCGGCGCGGCGCAGCAAATCCTTTTTGCCCTCGCTCGCCTTGGGAGCTGCATCTTTCGGCTTGCTGTCGGCGCGCAGAGCGCGATCAAACAGATCGTCGTTCTTTGTCATCAGATGCGAGAACATCCGCTCGGCACTAATATTGCCAGCCTCGGCCTGCTCCCAGGTCCGCTCCAACTGACGGGCAACAAGGCGATCCCGCTGAGTGTCGCGCGCCTTCAACTCTGAAAAATAATACTTCCGCAGCGTGGGAAGAGACACATAGATCGCCGCCGCAATCCGCTCATTGCTCCAGCCAAGAGCCAGTAACATCTTGACTTTATTGCTGTTTCTCAAAGACCAGCGATGCGCTGGCCGTCCACGTCTTCCATCGGAGCGGCGAATGGGATCGCCGAACAGGTCAGTCTCTTCCATTTTTTCTCACCACCCAAAAAAAAATCCCTCCGTGAGGGGGCATTCGGTTTCGGGTGATAAGGCCTTGG